CTATGAAAAAAATTATCAAGCGCGCCGAGATCATCCATGGGCCCGTTTCCCCTTCGATGGCTTCTTACCACCGGTCATCAATTGTGCTTTGGTGTGGATGGAAGTCTCGGCGCGCTTGATAATTTTTTTCATCTCAGGATCAAGGAAGACAGCTTGGTCATGTTCGGGGTTCCTGTTGCTGAGATGAAAAAAATTATTGTGCTTTGGTGTGGATGGAAGTCTCGGCGCGCTTGATAATTTTTTTCATCTCAGCAACAGGAACCCCGAACATGACCAAGCTGTCTTCCTTGATCCTGTGCGTGCGGCCGTAGTCGATGACATCGTTGACCACAAGGTTTTCGCGCAGGTTGGTCGACCTGACGTTTTTCAGATCTTGGAACCGATAGGTGCTCCACAGTTTGCTGCGCAGTCTGATCATCTGGAAATAGGTGATGTCAGCGGCTTCCCTCATCGCAACAATGTCAGTGGCAGAAGGTTCGCGAGCGGGAGGGGCAGGCGCCGCTGGGTCCTCTCGGACATTTGGCCACTGGCCTTCCCCGCTCGCGAGAGGCTGCCGGGCGTCGGCATTGATCTCTCGGCCCCGTTGGGCAACACCATCCTGGCCTTCGCCCGGCATTGGTTCGGAAGCGGGAGCAGCAGAGCCCAACTGGTCCTTTTGGACAGTCGCCATCTGGCCGCTCCCGCTTTTTGCCGCCATGTCGACGGCAATGCTCGCTAGCTTCTCACGGCACAACGCATTGAGCGCGCCGCGGTTTTTCAGCACGAAGGCTACAAGCAGCGGGAGCGCTTTGGCCTCCGTTTTATATTTTGACAGTGCCTCGGCTCCAGCGACGTAAAGTTCGGCAGCATCAGTATCAATGCCAGCTTTCTTCATACCGTCAGAAAACGCGGTCATCACCACACCTCCCCGTAAATTTGCTGGTAAAGTTCCTTCGGATATTGCTTGCGATACTTTTGCACGATCTTGGCGCCGGCGTCGGCCTGTCGCGGCGTCAGCCATTTCTCGGCTGCAAGCTCGCGACCGAACCTCGTGTCCATCTTGTTGAAGCCAACACCGTTGATCGTACGGGCCCCGTCAGTATCAAGGCCAGCGAGCACCCGAAGCGCACCATGCACAGCGAGGATCTGCGCCGGCGTAAGTCTGATCGGTTCATCTTTCCGCCATGGCCGCTCGCGCACCTTGACGCCGACGATATCCTCTTCCTCGTCGTCGTCCCGTGGCATTGCTGCGCGGTCGAGCGCTTTATCGATCACCTCCTGCTTTGCGACCAGCGTCTTCGCCATCTTGCCGTCAAGTGACCCATCGAAAACGAGGTGCTGCACCAGCACGCTGTCAAATTGGCCAATGCGGTGCGCACGGTCCTCCGCCTGTGTGACGTTGCCTGGGACCCAATCAAGCTCGGCTCCGATGATGTGCGACGAGGCGGTCAAGGTGAAGCCGACACCCATCGTGCCGTAAGTGCCAAAGACGTAGTGAATGTTCGGGTCGTCCTGGAACCGGTGCGCGATCGCCTGCCGATCCTCAATGGGCGTCTTTTGGGTCATCGCCAGCGCGCCGCGGTCCCTCAACGCATGTTGAAGCTGCTCAATGACGTCATTGTGATGAGCAAAAATTATATATTTCTTGGTCTCGTCGAGGTCTTTCAGATGCTCGATGACGTATGGAACCTTAGCCAAAGCCGTTGCGTGGCGGACACGTGACATCTCGGTGAAATGAATACCATAGGCCGCCCTGAGCTTGGCAACCGCTGTCTTGTAGGCTTCCTCGTTGCCTTCCGATTGCGCTTTCTGTTTTTCATAGGTGGCATCCTCAAGTCCACGCTCAAATCTGGCGTATGTTTCAAGTTCCTCCTCGATGGCCCGCCTGCTTCCATAATCGCCCTCGCTCACATCGAGCGTAATCACCTGGCGCTGTTTGGGCGGCAGTTCCTTGAGTACCTGGGACTTAAGCCGGCGGACCATCACGCTGGCGCGCAAGACATCCTGCAGCCGGGCGAGATCCCTAGCGCTGTTACAAAACCGTCTCTTAAAATCGGCGAGGTTTTTGAATTGTGCTGGCTGCAGCCACGCAAGGAAGGAAAACAGTTCAAGAGGTCGGTTGCAAATGGGGGTGCCGGTAAGGGCGAGTCTCTTCGTCGCCCTGATCGGCGGAATTATTTTCTTTTTCCCTTCCGGCGTTTTCTCCTCCCCGCCCAGAAAAAATTTCGTACGAAGCGCCGTCATAGTCTTGAGCTTGTGAATTTCGTCGAGGATGACGAGGTCCCATGTAGCTGTGGTTTTTAGCTCTCGCTCAAATTTCTGAGCGATCTCCCACGAAACTATCCACCAGCCCTCCGGGAGGGCAATGCCCCTTGGCATGTGAACGCCAGAGGAGATCACGAACACCGGCAAATACAAGACTTGCCACTTCTGGATTTCCGCGTACCAGTTCATCTTGAGCGACGCGGGACACCCGACCATGATGCGCCGTGCACCCATCGCATTGGCCACGCCGATCGCTTGGATCGTCTTTCCTAATCCCATTTCATCCCCGATGAGGGTGCCGACCCGTGGCATGGCGAAGGCAATTCCGCCGCGCTGGAACGGCCTATATTCCAAGCCGGACGGTCGCGGGATATCGATGTTCGCATCCTCCGCTCGGCTTGCGGTGCGGATCGCATCTTCTTCTTCGTCGGAGAGAACTTTTTTCCAGAAGTGGACAGGATAGTTACGACCTTTCCAAGTGTAGCCAAGCTTTGTGAGGTGCGCAGCTCTGCCGGTCCATGCCTTTCGGAATTCCTCGGTCGGCCGCGCCGCGGCCACCCACCGCTCCCCAAGGATAGTGGTTTCCTTCCTCTTCTCTCCAAACTTGAGACCGAAAGGCGTCATAGGTTCAAGCCTGCGGTACGTTTGCGAGAAGCTCGCCGAGCTTCACATAAATGCCACGCACTTCAGCCGGCATACCGATGTACGCGTTAGCGATGTCGAAAGCACCATCGAGGGCAGCAAAGGTGTCGATGGTATCCTCCCTGTTCTCATTGAGGAGCCATGATACCGTGGTAATCAGCGCCTCGGCGATCAGCACTAACCGCTCGGTTTTGATGGCATCCACGCCCTTCTCATATTTCTGCACCTGCTGAAACGTAACACCGATGGCGTTCGCCAATGCCGTTTGCGACAATGACAGCGCATGGCGCCGACCCTTGATGCGCCGCCCGAGGCTGACATTGTGTGGAATACGATCGTCGGCGCCCTTGCTGCGCATAAAATTCCTCTGGTTGGATTTCTAAGCTTCGGTGCAACCATCATACCGCAGAGCGCACCAGCTCGTCAAACGTTCCGAATATAGGACCGCCCCAGGTCGATGTAGAGCTCCACCCTCCCCGTGGGGCCGTTGCGGTTTTTCTCCACAAGAACAGAGAGATCGTTCTTAATCCCAGAGGCGCTGGGTTCATAATACGATTTGCGATAGACGAACATTACGACATCGGCGTCCTGTTCAATTTCGCCGGAATCGCGAAGATCGGCGAGGATCGGCTCTTTATCGTCGCCCTTGCGCTTTTCGACGCTTCGGTTTAACTGGCACAGCAAGATGATCGGAACCATCAGCTCTTTTGCCAGATTTTTCAGCGCCCCTGTGATCTCCCCCACCTCAAGCACTTTATTGCCGATGTACCGGGCCGATGCCTGAATGAACTTCAGGTAGTCGATCACCACGAGCGCAAGCTTCTTGCCATTCTTGGCGAACGTTATCTTCGCCTTGCGCACCCGCGCGGCGATCTCTCCGATCGTCAACTTGCTGCTGCAATCAAGTTCGATCGGCAGACCTCTAAGGCGCCGCTGCGCCTCGTGGACATGAGCGAGGATAGATTTTCCGTCAGCGTGGAGCCTCAACCATTCTTGGCGTGACAATGATCGCGGATTTATCAAGGTCCTATATTCAATGTGTGGGCTGGTCAGCGTGCTGGCGTGGTTCGCAATGTCATCAGCCAGCATTCTTCCCATGATCTGCCGCCTGGGCATTTCGAGGCTGAACACAAGCGAGGGATACGCCGGCTTTGCCATGGTTAGGACGTGCCCCTCCAGATCCTGGGTTTCCGCCCTTTCATAAGCTGCGGCGCGCACGATCGCCGTAGCAAGCGTTGTTTTCCCCATCCCCGGACGGCCGGCAAGAATAATCAATTCACCCTCGGCAAAACCGCCGATGAGATTGTCAAGCGCATGGAAACCAGTTGTGACACGCTGTTCTTCTACTTTGCCGTCTATTCGATCGGCCAGGTCGGCAGCGAAAATATCGGCGGCCTCGCCAATGGGCATTATCTCCGCAACGTTGTGCGTCTGCTGCAATCCGAAGCGAAGTTCATCCACACTGTCGAAAAATTGCTGGATGGCGAGATCCGGCGACACTAAGTTAGGACCGAAATTCGTGAGAAGTTTACCGGCTTCCTGAAGGCTAGACACCGTGTAACGCAGCCGCAATTCGTCGATCTGCCTGGCAGATATCCCACTGTCGGCGACTTTATAGCTCTCCTTCAGATGCGCATGCAGACGCTCTTTATCGTCAATAAGCTCATCATCGAAGCTTCCCAAGAGCGATGGCAATGTTGTAGATAGGCCCGCCTCGTGGCGGCGCTCGAATTCAATGAAAACGCGTTGGTAAATGGTTTTCGAGAAATATTCCGGCTTGAGCTTGCCCGCGACCTCAGCATAAAAACTGGGCCTGAAAAGCAAAGACCCAAGCATGGCGTATTCGAGATCTTGTTGTACGTCGGCCTGGCCGCGCGGCGATGGCGCCTTTCTGTCGTCAGACACCTCCCCTCCCATGTGTAATTATAGCCATCCCTGATTTCTCAGGGATGGCCCGCTGTGCCTTTATGGGTTTCTAGCCATCACTGGCTCGCTTCGCTATTATGGGTTTCTAAAGGCCGCTGGCTCGCTTCGCTATTATGGGTTTCTATGGTGTCCTGACTCATAGATCGTACTATTTCTATCATGGGCTTTGCAAGCGCCCACGTCGGAAGAACTTGTGTGCACATAGCCTCGATCCACAACGACCCGGTAGCGGCCCAATATTCCCGCTGGAAATCTCGTTGCCGGTCATGGCGCCTAAGACGACGACCGGTGTCTCGATCTACCACGCGTACACGTTCGTTAGGCGGAAGATCTCCTGCTCGATATAGCTTCATTCGATTCGCGAATAGCGGATGCTCACGCCCAGCCTCCGTCACAAAGGTCACGTTGGCAGCGTCGAGGAATGCTTTAGCCTCCCCGCTCTCCACGAACAGCGAGATCGCCGTCACTTGATCAAGCCCAGGTGTCTCCTGGAAAAAAACACAAAGCTCGGCAAGCGAGCTGCCGGCAATGTCTTTCACCGCCACCATGAGCGCGCCATGGCCGCACTGTGCAAGGTTCCCCCTGCTCTGCACCACAAACTTGAGGTGGTCTGCAGGTGCTGTGATCTCGATCGCGTTGCCATGCGCCAAGGCAGAAACTCTTTCTTGGCCCAGCACGGCCACCGCGGTCGACGCCGCACGCCGCATGATCTTGTTCCGCCGCTTGCGCCACCCGCACGCGCCTTTTTTAAGACGCACCAGTGGACCATCCCCTGGGACTGTCTCTTCTCGATTCCTCTCGATCAATGCATCCCACCGGCGCTGCGCTTCCACCGCATGCTGGCGCTTCAGCATGGCCTCGATCTCACTGGTCGTATCGCGAATCAGGTCATTGCGAACCATCTGGCTACGCCGCCGCATTCGGTTCACATGTCCACGCCATGTTGCCGTTTCGCGCTGATCGTGCACATATTTGCGAATGAACCGCGGCGCGTAAACCCGACGCTTCACGCGCTTATGTGGCTCGCCATCATAGTCTACGCCACCATAATGCCAGTTCAGCATCGCCCCGCCGGTCGTCTCATCGTCATAGGCCATATAGGCGAACGCCTCAGTGGTCTGGAGCAGCAGGCGAGGCATTTCCTTTGCTTCAACCCAGATCAGACCGCCGGCCTCCGCCGGCTCAAGCCCGAGAAGAATGCGGTCAGCAACATTGGTCAGAACCTCGTTAATTCGGTAGCGGTCACGCCAGCCGTTGAGACACGGGTTAATCTCAAACCATTGCCGAATAGCATCTTCATCAAGCGGAATCGGTTCTGGCTTGATGATGGTGTGCAGCTCGTCACGATCGCCGAATAGGCGCAGCGTCAGGTAGCTGGTGCCGTCGAGCTCGTCGTTCTCGTGGGCGCCATCAAGAAAATATTGGTCGGCCGGCTCGAGTTCAGCAAAGCGGAGCGCCATCAGCCACCCCGCGGTGATCGCACAGCAACGGATTCGGACTTCGCTATCTCCTTGGCATCTTTCGAAATGCGCGAGCCGCGCACAGGTGCCGCCGGCGTCTTCACCAGATCGCCCTTGCCCGCCTCAACGGCGTTGAGAACGTCTTCGTCGGGAATGAACGCCCGCTTCACCTCAGCATCGCCCATCGCTACGCGGCGATATTTCTTCGCCTCGGCGAATTCCGTCAGCGGCCGGCGCGCGCCGCGGGGCTCGATAATCCAAAAAACGAAACCCTCATCCATTTTTTTCTTGATGATGGCTTCCCAGAAATCATCCAGATCAGACGACCATGTTATGGTTGTATCGCCTGCGCGGTTGAGGAACGTCAATGCACCCATATGATTGTTCTCCATATTTGAGAAATGGCTGTCCCCGAAAGGACAGCCCGCTGTTGGGGTGTGGGTTTCTCGCCTACGGTGGCTCGCTGCGGGGGCCTGGGTTTCTAAAGGACCGTGGCTCGCTTTGGCGGCTTGGGTTTCTAGGCAGAACTGGCACGCTTGCGACTCTTGGGTTTCTAGGCGGTCGTGGCTCATCAAATATCGTACACCACGATTCTTCTATGTGTCCAGCGGCATCACGATGACCCGCACACCTTCGGGTGCAGAGCCCCATTCGATCGTAAGTTTGCGCAGATGCCTCGGGCTATCATCTCTGATCGCCTCAATTCGGCGCAGATAATCGATCAAGTTCTTCAACACATTGTCCATATCCGCCTTGGTGTGGGCTTCCGACAATGTGATATGGAGCTCGAATCTCTCCGCGGTCTGAACGCGATAGCGCTGAGCAAGCAACAAGTTATCGGCTGCGCTCTTCCAGGCGTTAAGCTTCGCTAGATTACGAAGATCGAGCTTTCGCGTTCGGTTGATCGAGGGGGGAACCGGCAGATCAAGAACCACGGCGCTCATTCAGGAAGTGGTGTTCCATGCTGGACGAAGTCTTTTTCGGCCGCCAATTCGGCTGCCATGTTTTCTTTCCATTCGGCACGGGGTACGCCGGTTTCCTCGGTGGGTGACATGTAGCCTTCCAGTGGACCAGGGCCAAGCGCGTTCGCATAATCACGCATGTCCTCACGCGGTTGTCGGTCAGGCCCATCAACTTGCTCACCGAAATGATCGCCCATGTCTCCGGTCACCGCATCGATCGCCGCGGTAAGGGCGTCATCGATCGCTCCGTTAAATTGTTCCTGGCTCCGATCGAAATTTTCCGTTGCTATGGCTCGATCGCCGCGGTAAGGGCGTCATCGATCGCCCCATTGCCCAGATCAAGGCTTTCCGCCGCTATGGCCCGATCGATCGCCTGTCCAACTGCTTCCCCTTCCGCAATGCCAGAAAAGTCGTCTGGACGGGGAAGATCAGGCATGGCGGCGGCCTCGATCGCGGTCTCGATCGGCGTGGGGCCGCCGGCCTTGAGAGGCTGAATGCGCTCGCGGACCCGGCCTGCCATCTTCCTCTGGTAGGCATCAAGCCAAGCTTGGTGCTCTGGGCTTCCTGGCGCCCATCTGCCACCGGTCGGAGCCTCCTCATTATCGAATGCAAGCCGGCCCTCCCTGGCCGCGGTAACCATCGGAGGCTCCGGCGGCTGGGACCCGAAGTCCATAGCGAATTGCGTCCCCTCGGGATATGGCTCCAGGGCAAACTTGATGTCTTGGACACGAGCCAGCATCGACAATCTGCCTTCAGGCGTCTTTGCCTTAATGGCTTCCTCGATTTCGGCCTTGGTAACGCCTTCTGCCTTCGCCTGCTTGAATTGGGCGCGCACCTCACCGGTCAGAAAGGCTATCCTCTCCTTGCGATTGTGGATTTTGTCTCGATACCGAAATATGAGATATCGCCGATCGTCGGCTGACATCTCGCTATTGTGCCCGAGCGGCGGC